TCTCATAGAAATCAGATTATAAGAAATCTCTTTGAAAAACGGAAACAACGGAAACATCGGAAACATAGGAACCCCCTCATCAACAGACCCTCACCCCCTTATACCCCCCCTTATACCCCCGCCCCATACTCAACAGCCTGTCATATTCATAACCCATCCGGTTCATCGCCCTTTTCACCTTATCCTTATCGATACCCGACATCTCCTTCATAGTCCTCAACGCTATCCCATCATCATCGTCCCCCTCCTCACAGTTGTTTTGAAACCATTCGAGAAATGTATCATTCTTTGCCTTGGTTTCTCTCGCCGCCTTAAGAAACGCATCAGGAACAGATGGAATCCCCGAGGTGTAGAACCTCATCGCATACTGCAGTATCAATCCAATAACCTCATCTCTGTATTCATTCACAATTTTCGCCCCCAAACTCTCATCGGCGATATACTCTAACTCCTCCTCATTCTCTTCCACCCTATCCCCGGTTCGGTCAAAATGCGACTTGAATGAAACCTCTTTGTAGCGGTTATATCCCGCCGATTCATCAGCATCCAATTGAGGTTTGTGATTGGATAAGGCAAAGAACATCCCGATAATGTTAATCTTCTCCATCGTCCCAAACATCACCTCATTATCCAGTTTCCCACCCGAGGCGAGTTCTTTCAGCAAATCCCCATTCATCTTCTTCTCGGGAAACTCCTCCATAAATATAAACCGTTTGCCCTTCAATCCCGCAATCTGCTTATGAACTTTGGTGTTGTTCTTCTCCAATAACGCTGACGTTGGTTTCGCCACATAGTCACCCATCACATCGTCAAAGATATTGAATAGGAATGATTTACCGTTGTCACCCTTACTGTCACCCAACCCATCAATCATAAAGTAGATCGCCTTGACTAATGCCCCCTCACCTGTAAAGGAATGCCCCACCAAACTCATAAAGTAGTCCAGATGTTCGTCGTTGTTGTTGAGAACTTTCTTGAACTGTTTCCAGACAAATGAGTTCCTATCAACGGTGTTCTTCTTGTAGTCAAAATCCAGCGTAAAACTGATGTAATCCTCTGGTAATAACCCCTTGCGGAATACGCCCGTCTTCAAATCCAGTATCCCATTCTTGAACGATAAGAACCCGATGTTATAGTCAATCTTCTCACTGAACTTATCGTGAAACAAATACTCTGTGAGGTAGTTCATAACGCAGGGGGCATATCCCGTCCCCGCTACGATGGTATAGCAACGGAATAATTCCTTGCGCTCTTCTTCCAACGCCTTCCGCCCTTCGTCGCCCGCTTTCTTGATCGCCTCGCTCACACCCGCTATCAAATCGTTAATCTCATCTTGGATTATCTTGACGACGTACGAATGTGGTTTTTTGACTACCGCCCATAAATTCGTCGCCTCTCTGCATAAATACCATCGGTCATTACAATACTTCAACCGGTTCATCTTCTTACTGCAAATCCAGGCAACATCGCGGTGTCCCAGTTTGAGGGTTTGGCCGGTCATTCTATCGGTTTCCTTCTTCGGGAACAATTTCATATATTCGTCGTCGTCCAAATCCTCTCGCAGGAAGAACTTGAGCGACCCCATCGTAATCCCGCATTCGTCATACTGAAACCCGTCAATAACCACATCCACTGCCCCGTCAGTATGCTTCTCCGATTGTGCGGACAATTCGCAAAGGTCATCTCTGCTGATTCCTTCCTTTGTTCCCAACCATATCAAATTACGCCAACTCTCTCTGTCGTCCCACCGTTTCTTATCCAGTTTCCAGAACAACTCTACTAACTCGTTGTCGGTATGAGTGTGCGGGACAACAACCTCCCTCACTTTCTTCTCGGGTTCGGCGATGTTGTGCGGACTACTCCCCTCCTCGATGAAACTACAAAATGTGAGGTTTATATCGTTCAACCTACTCGTCTTCGTCGCCTCGATCGGTTTGAAGATTCTGGTTTGGTTTGGTTTGTGCGAATATACACAGCGAAACACCGAGTTCTTGTTATAGACTGATGTGTCAATCTTAAACCCGTTGTCGTTCTCCTCTAACCAACTTTGGAATTGTCGGGCAAAAACCTTGTGAGAAAGAATAGTATCAAAATGGCGTTTGTTGCGAACAAGTATGTGAAGACTGAACTTCCCCTCATCACAACTCTCCATCACCAGCACCTGATATTTCCTAATGGGGGGCAAACCAATCGTCTTGCAGAACGTATTACGGTTCTCAACAAACCCATCAACCCACTCTCCTACATCCTGCCCCTTCTGCTTTTCGTCAATATCGTAGTATTCGCATACTGGCTTTCCCTCTCTAAGTAGTTCGCCATACATCCTCTTCTCGTTGGGAACGCCCTTATACTTCTCTAACCAGGCATCAAGATGCTTGTGCGATTCGTAGGCATACCCAATCCCACAGGCCAACCAACGGGCGATATAGCAGTTGTGGTTCAATTCATCTGCCTTGGCGAACATCTGGGCTTGGGGTTTCATTTTCGGGGTCATTATATAGTGTAGGTATATATATTGTTTATATGATTTTATCCTTATACAAATCAATTTTGCAGACCACCTGTAATTTCAGGTGAATATCAATATTACCTGAAATTACACATTCTCCTAAAGATCTTCTTCAAAACTATACTTGCGAATAATCTCCTTGAATATCTCTGGGTCACCCTCCCTCAATTCTTCTAACTGGGAGGTTATTTTTGATACTGCCGGGAACATATCGCCGTACTTTTTCGCCTCTTCGGTCGTGCTATTATATTTGTTTTTGTAGTACGATCTCTTATTACATTCCTTAATGGCGTCGGGATTGTCGGCATATTTTCGTTTCTTGTATTCCCTCATATACGCCCTCTTGTATTCTTGCTGTTCCTCTTCGGTCATATCCTTTGGACGTTTTCCAGACATTATATAGTGTATGTATATAATGTTTATATGAGAATAATCACTAAGTCAGTTTTAAACCCTCGCTCCGGTCAGGGCATCAATTGACACCTCAACGCCGTACTCAATGAAACAGATAAGGTCAATCGTCCTGCCCGAAAGGTTCTGTCCGACAATCTGGACTGACTTGGGGACCTGCTCCTCAACGGGGAGCGCCCTACTCACATCCACATAGTGGTAGCAGTATTCCATCTCAAACGCCTGGGAGTCAATAAGACCCGACGTGAGGCCGTCGGTCATTCCGCCATTCACGGCACCAACTCCCTTGAGGTGGTTGTTGAAACTCTCAAAACCATACCTCTGGGTGTTGTAGATGGTGTTCTGTCCCGAAACAACAACGTTAAAATTGGTTAGCATACAGAGAGGAGAAGTCGGTCCGGCACCAGCGGGATCGAAAGGACTGCCATAGGGCGTAATTCCACTATCCGTATGTGTCTCACTAAAGAAGGGAAGGCACACAACGCTCTTGATATTAGCGATACCATTAGTGAGTAGGGAGTTGATCGTTCCGTTGGCGGAAACCTTTTGAATCTGGTACTGGTAGACATCGGTGTATTTGATAGTCTTGATGGGGGAGGAAAGGTAGGCGGATTCAAATGAGGGGTTGAAGGTGTAGGCGGGAACATACAACACAACGTTAGGGGACAACCCGCCAGTTCCTATGGGGTAAAGAGTGGGGTTGCTCTTCAGCGTTGTATCGAGGCAGGTAGAACCAACGGATACATTTGCGATGAAGGTAGAACCAACCACGCTACTGGCAGCGGAGGTGAGAGCAGTTCCGCCACTACCACCCGCTCTCGAGGCGATCATAATGGGACAAATACCACCAACAGCGTTCTGCGAAGAAGTCACAGACATAAAACCACCAGCATCGACAGCCACAACGCAGGAAGTGTTGTTGAGTGTGAGCGTCATCTTCAAGAATGTCCCCTTCATAAGAGGAGCCATCTGGAAGAATGAATGAAGGTGCTTAAGATAAACGGTGGCGTTAATGGCAACCTGAAAAACACCCTGCGAGGTCGCCTCGACGGCGTTCGTCTTCGTCACAACGTGCGACTTCCAAAGGGTCTTGCAGTGAGCGGACGACAGCAGAGAACCCAGCGTAGAACCACTTCCTGTAATACCATCAGCATCGTAATTGATGAACTGCTGGCGTTTCAGGAAACCAACGTTTCCGCCTCCAGACTGGAAGGCGGCCTGCTTCGTTCCATATACGTCGGTGAATGCCATCATATTGGTGTTATTACAAACACCCTGCCCGTCAGCTGTTGCTGATTCGGAGTAAGTCCAACTGGTGGGGTCGTCGGGGTAGAAACCGATAGTAGAACCGATAGTAGCGACATCGCCCCAAGAGAGGGAGGTCATCAGTTTGAAACTGTTCCACATATTGATGTAGGGGGTCTGCTGGCAGATGGTAGTTCCGTTCATATCCAGGGTGAACTGGTGAATCATAGAACCGAACCAATTCTTCAATCCTACAGAGTAGTCGGCGGAAGTCGCGGCGGTGGCGGGGGCGAGATCGGGGGCGAGAACGGCTCCCTCCGCCTTGGAGGAGGAGAGGGTGAGGAGGAGGGGGATTGAGAGGTAGCCCTCCCTGTAAGACATAAACTTGTTGGAGTTGCTGAGTTGGGACGTATCAATAACGGACTGATTTGAGGCGTACTGACCCGACTGGTTATCGATGATATTCAGCCAATCCTTTTTGACGAAGACGTTGGGCGTCCCCTCAACTTCCTGCGAGATATCGAACACTAACTTATCGGCTGACATTATATATTAGGATAAGATAAAAATTATCCTAATACTGCTTTTTTCACAACTCGAACGCGATGTTCTTGGACTTCTTCTTTTTGATATTCAGCGCCATCAGTTTGTCGTTATTCGCTAAACCCAACCCGAGTATCTTTGCCGCCTTGGAGGGTTGCTCGGTTCTTTCTATTGGGACGGGGGTGGTGGAACAACACCCTTGAGACTTCGCGCCCATACCTTTCATATACACTTTCATCATTTTCCTTATACTATATGCGAATATTATATTATTCCTCTCTTCTTTTATTAATATCTCTCCATTTCCCTAATTGGTTGAGTATAGCGGTAATGATGGCGACTTCACGGCGTTGCGACTTAGTGTCCCCGGCATCATTCCTAATCTCATTCATCAAAGACATCTGTTCCGCCATCATCTCAGTATAGAGCCGATTGAAATAATTCTCGTCAACCATAGTATATCATATGACTATATTAATTAAATACTCTTCCATTACCTTGACGACATCACTTCCCTCTCCTCTGCAAATGCTAAAATGAACGTCATTGCCGGGTCTTTGATTTGGAGAGGTGACAGGTCATTCCCGAGAAGTCCTATACGAATCTGATTGTATGTCCCCCCAATCAACTTGTTCCACATAAAGGCGGGTGGTTTCTCATTAATGATTTCGCCCGCCCCTACATTCGGTGTGATTGTGTAAATGACGGACGATGGACTGGCGTAGGGATTATCCACCGACGAGCAGGTGACGAGAACTGACGAGTTCGGTTGGATGTTGGGAGATGCATTACTCACAACAGAAACACTTCCTAAGATGTCTATTTTAGAAATATTTGCGGTGGGGGTGAAGGCGGTTGTTCCATCGGCGAGGTAAGTTCCAGCGATGTATGCAGTCGGGTCGGGATTGGGATTTGTGCTATTAGCGTATGTTTTCAATCCGCCTTTGAACCCGAGTAGTGTTCCTAATTGAATGGGGATGGTTATGATGGGATTGAACTTTGTCGCACTCGTATCTGCGCCCCACCCAGGGGGGGTCTTATATAATGCACCACCCGTCCCTATCACAGCACCAATTACGGAAACATCCACCATATAGGTATTCACTTGAACCGCATAGCGGGCGGGATTGACTACGAGTTCGGCGAAATATACGTTGTTCCCAGTAGCGTCAATCACATAATGTCCGTTCTTAATCATCTCATACTGCAGGAACTGATTGAGGGCGGAGACTTCATATAACCCATCGGGGATTGTTAGTGGGTATGTGGTTTGGACGACATCAGTCTCGTCGGCGTTCCAGGTATAACTAATGGTGTTGTTGCCAAATGCCTTCCTAATGTTGAACCAGGCGTAATACAAACTCGCCGACGAGACTGCAACATAGGTCTCCTCAAAAAAAACCGATGAAGGGAAGTTATAGACGAGTTTGTTGTTCTGTCCGTCATCAACGAGGTGGCTCGAGTTCAATACGATCGTCCTCATTTATAATATAGCGATATATAAATATAATTCAAACGCCCCCCCTAAATATCGGCGGGTTGAATCCGCCTCAATATAATCTCCTTCATCTTCTCATACGGCGTTGGCGGGTCGATCACATAAGGAACAATCAGTATGTAGATCGAGAGGGCGAATACAAACTCAAGGTCGCTCATAGTTGGTTGTTGTACCCTATTTAATTAATGGGACTAAATCAATTTTTATACACATACTATATAATGGAGATTATAGACTTAGCGTTTTCGCCAAGAGAGACTAAGCGGTTCAAAATCGTAATACGGGATGACGAGGGTAATGACGAGACATATCACTTCGGGTTAGATACGGGTTCAACATATATCGACCATCAGGATAAGAGGAAACGTTCTGCCTACAGAAAAAGACATTATGGAAATAAGAGAGAGAAACAATTGATAGACGGAAATATACCAAGTCCCGCGTTATTCAGTTATAGATTACTATGGGGGGATAGCCCCGATTTAATCCGCCGATGGTTTAGGACAACACCCCATTATCTACCCTGTTAAGCAAACCCCACCACATATTTTTTATATCGCCCTTATGTATAATGATGGAACGAATAGAAGTGCAGATTTCCCCGCACCAGGCAAGCAGGCTGAGGAACGGACACCGGGTCAGGGTGAAACCTGCGATGCAGGGTAGCGGTATGCTACTGGTGGTGTCCCCGTCCACCTTTGATATCGCGAGTCGAAACCTGACAAGAAACAAGGGGGTACAGATCCAACTCACCCCTGATGAGATACAGGCGAATAGGGAGATGAGTGAGGAGCCTGAGATGGAGGGAAGGGGCATCTTCAAGAAGATAGGCAAGTTCGTTAAGAGGGGTGCGATCAAGGTGGGTAAGGCGGCAGGCAGAGAAGTTGCGAAGAGGCTCCCCGAACTCGCTACCGCTGGTTTGACCGGGCTGGCCGTCGCCACAGGCCAACCTCAGTTGATTCCGCTGGCGGGTGTTGTAGGAAGCCAACTCGGCAAATTCGCAGGCAAGGAACTCAACAAGGCGCTTGATAAGCCGTCAAGGTATTCCTCTCTCAAGAAGGCGAGAAAGGCGTTGGCGGAAAGTGCGCTGGACGATATGGAGGAGGGGGCAAGGGCATTCGGTAGTCGCAAGACGGGCGAGGCAAAGACATACGCCCGCTCAAGATTGGTTGGTCGGGGGAGTGGTGGCGGGTTGTATGTAGGCAGTGGATTGTATGTGGGGCGTCAGGGTAGTGGTGTTGCGGCGGATACGCCCACGGCTGGGGTGGTTGGTGTTGGAGGAACTCTGTTGCCCCCATCCCACCCTGCCCTCCAATCACAGGCGATGTCCGCTAACTTCCAGTTTCAGCATACTCTTCCTCCTCAATTCCAGGTGAGGGGAAGTGGGCTGTACGTGTAAGTTAAGATATGGATATATTTTTCTATATACATAGTATATATGTCTCTCACTGATAAACAACTACGTACTCTCTGCAAGAAGATGGAAATCCCTTTAGCAGGTATTGTGTTTAAGGACGAAATCCCGAAGAAGTTGAAATACAACACCTCCTACATTATCAATTTAGACGACGAGTTTGATGAGGATACGGGAATGCTGAATAGCGGGTCGCACTGGACGTGCCTTGCCGTTATGAAATACAAGGACAACAAAATCAAACCATTCTATTTTGACCCATACGGAGCGCCCCCCCCAGAAGATATTAAGAAGGCGGTGTTAGACACCACCGGGCAAAAACTCCCATTCAATGCCAAGAATATCCAGTCGTTGATGGGTGAGGTTTGTGGGTTCTTTTGCTGTGCTATGCTCCACTATATTTTTGCGTACCCGCATCGTAAGGGGGACATCTATGAAGATGTGGAAGACTTCCTATTCTTCTTTGACGACCTCAACCAGTCAATTGACTTCAAGAAGAACGAGTATATTCTTAAACACTTCTTCCAATCCAGTGACCCGAAGTTGCGTAAAGAGATTGATGTTGGAGTTGGTGGAACTGATAGAATGATAGTTGATAACGGCCAGATTGACCTGACGAAAGTTTAGATCAATTTGCGAAACCATCTGCAAAATTGATTTGGATAATATATTTTTTACTACGGCAACACACGCCCAAAAATGGAACTCACTGCTTTCAAGAATACCCCC